TTCTGGATTCCTCTGGTTGGTCCTATCGGGGGCTGGACGCTGTCGGTGCTGGCAACGGTTGGATTGTTCGCCGCAGTCAATCTCCTCTTTGCCATGGGGAGGGACTGACATGGTCGACACCCAAGCATTCATCGCCCGCGTTCGTGATGCGGCCGAACCGCAAATCCCCAATTCAATGGACATCCGCGATATCGACGGCGAGGTTGACCCCGCAGTCGCCCATTGGTTCAACAAGCCCTTGATCGTCACCGTGGACGGGGTGGCTGAAGCACGCCCTGTGCAGGCATATGACATTGCTGGTGGATGGCTTCGTGTCTCGACCGACGCTGGAGGTATCGAGACGATCTATGGTGTGGTCGAAGTCAAGCGCGGCCTCCCCAAGCCGGATCACAATCCTACCCGCACGGTTCGCATGCCTTTGCCCCCGGCTCCCAAGCCGAAGGTGAAGAAGGATCGCACCATCTGGTGCGGCCCCGCAATGAGCAGTTTCATCGCGGGTTTCATTGGAGCGATGTTCTGGTGATGGAAATCGAACATCTGCTGGAATGTCTGGCCGCCGCGCAGGCCGAAGCCGAATGGGACGAAAGCGCGCTGGATCAGGTCGCGTGGTATGAAGCGTTGATCGAACAGGCTGGTGGCCAGTCATGAGCGCCCTCAATCGCGTCCGCAAGCGCATCTTGAAGTCCCGCGCCGTTGACCCACTCGACTGCCATTTTGATAACCTATCGCTTCCCTCGAATGGACATTGGGACCGGTTGGAGCAGGCCGCTTTCCTGCGGGTGCTGGGCTATACAGATGCGGAGATTGCCGCGCTGGAGGACCAGTCATGATGACAGTCGCTGACCTCATCGCCCGCCTTGCCCAGCTTCCCGGCGATCTTCCCGTCTACACGATGGTCAACGGATATTCGTCCATTCCGATTTCCGCACTTGATGAAATTTGGGTCAGGAAGGTCGACGGCCGACAGGAAAGCCGAACCGATATCTATGACGAAGGCGACCCGCTGGACGACCATGCAACGGATGCTGTCATTCTGGTGCCGCTCTCGCCCGAACCATGATCAACCCGCACAACATCACCGGCAACCGTGCCGACACGCTGCCCGACGAACCGGGCCAAGGAGACAAATGACCAAAGACCAAGACTATATCCGCCGCCTAGAGGCGAAGATCGTCGACCTGACGATGCGCAATGATGACCTGTGGAAGGAACTGGAGGACGCGAAGGCGGCCACCAACGTCGACCTCACCAACGTCGACCTCACCAAGGTCAATCAGGTTCTTCACGATCGGGCAAAGGGTGAAGCGGTGGTCTTCGACCCAGTTGTTGCAGCCATGACCGCAAGCGTCCTGAACGTGCCTGTCACCTTCGAATGGGGCTATCACTCGATTGACGGCAATCGTGGATATCGCCTGACATGGGGGAAGGAGGGCGGCGAATGACCTATCTCACCCTCATCAATCCGCCCGACCGTTCCACTGACATTGCCAACGCAATGGTCCTGACCGTCGCCGACACGCTTGATCAGGCCTACGCTGATATTATCGACTATCGCGATGGTGGTGGTGTCCACTCAGTCCTGTGGCAGGCCCTGATCCTCGACGATTTGATGACGCCCATCAGCCGCCTGATGGCTGGCGAAGGGCCGGACATCACCCGTGCTTTGGCCCAAGCGTGGGGCGTCCGATCGTCTGACCTGCGTGTGCATGTGTTCGTCGCACCATCGTCGATCGGTGATGATGGCGAAGTCACTTCGTTGGAATCGATCACGGCTGCCGAACTGATCAGCGAAGGTGACGATCTTCCGCAGGACGATGAAGGGACAGACCCTGTGGATAACTCTGTGGATGATCCTGTGGATAACTCGGAGGAGGAAGAAAATCCGGGTGTGACAGTTGAGGAAACTGAAGAGCAGCCGTAATAGACCCTGTGTCCCAAACGTGAGCGATCAGCGACCCGCCTGACGGTTGGGACACAACGCCATTCATCTAAGTATTGAATGGCAACAAAATCCACCGTCATTCAATCGACTTTCACGCCGAATGCTTGTCAGCAGAAGGCCATTCCGCTTCTGGCCGGTCCCGCCCGCTATGTTCTTCTCATGGGCGGTGGCGGCTCTGGTAAGTCCACCTTCATCGCGTGGGCTATTATCAACCGCGCGATGAATTCGCCCGGTTCCCGGCATCTGGTGTTCCGCGAGACGTCGGCATCGTGCCGCATCACCATGTTCGACAAGACGTTCAAGGACGTCCTGCGCATCGGCTGGCCGGGCCTGATCGACAACCCCCAGCAATGCCGGATCAACGAAACGGAAATGACGATCGAATTCCCCGCGTTGGGTTCGATCATCATTTTCGGCGGCCTTCAGGAAGCCAATATCGACCGCATCCTTGGTCAGGAAGCCGCGACGATCTTCCTGAACGAAGCCACCGACCTGACCTTCAAACACTTCAACCGGGTCAACAACCGTCTGCGCCAGAAGGCCTTCCTGACCGATGGCCGTCGCCTCCCGAACAAGCTGATCATGGATTGCAATCCGACCGATCAGAATTGCTTCCTCTACCATCTGTTCGACCAGCATCAGCATCCTGAAACCAAGCAGCCGCTCAAATCCCCGCAGCAATATGTCAGCCTGAAGCTGCTGCCCCATTCGAACAAGGGCAATCTGGACGAAGCCTATTTTGAGGCGCAGGAGGATGCCAGCGCCGACGATTACCGCCGCTTCGTGCTGGGTGAGTGGAAGCTGACTGTCGATGGTGCGATGTTCCAGCATGAATGGATCGCCGACCATCGCCTAAACATCGAATTGCGCAATGATCTTCGTGATAGTCTCTCCCGCATCGTCGTCGCCATCGACCCTGCGGCATCCAGCAATGAGGGATCGGACGAAACCGGCATCATCGTCGCTGGCGTGGATGAAGCTGGTCACGGCTACATCCTTGACGATTTGAGCGGCCGATACACCCCGACAGAGTGGGCCAGTATTGCCACCGAAGCCTACCGCGAATGGGGTGCGGACAAGATCGTCGCCGAACGCAACAATGGCGGTGAAATGGTCGAATCCACGATCCGCAACGTCGACCGTGGTGTCGCGGTCACGACGGTCTGGGCTTCACGCGGCAAGGAAACGCGGGCCGCGCCTGCTGCCACCCATTACGAAAAGGGCAGGGTGCATCACGTCGGCATCTTCACCGAACTGGAAAGCCAGATGGTCAGCTTCGTCGTGGGGTTCAACCGCAGGAAACACAAGTCGCCCGATAGGCTGGACGCTCTGGTCTGGGCCTTGGAAGACCTGATGGTGATGGAGAAGCCGCGCCCGGCCATTGTCACCAGTGCCCGCGCCGGGGGGTTCTTTGGCGTCTGAATAAATAGGCGATGACCGATAGCATCGACCAAGTATCCCCGATTATCGCCAAGGCCCATGCCCGCTGGCAGCGCAACCGTGACGTTATTGAGGGTGCCGACGCGGTTCGCGCGCGCCCTGAAGCCTACATCGACCGTCTGCCCGGCCAGACCGACGAAGAATATCGCTACTATGTCCGTCAGGTGCCGTTCTGGCACGGGGCGGCTGGTCATCATGATCGCATGGTCGGCATGGTCACGCGCAAGCCGTCCAGCCTCACGCCGGACAAGGGCCAGCTTCAGCCGATCTTTGATACGATCACCGCGACCGGTCAGACGGTCCATGATTTGGCCAAGGATGTCTTCAGCGAAACGGTGAAGACCAATTTTACATTCCTGTTGGTCGACCATCCGGCATCTGCGCAGGGACTGAACGCTGCCAACGCCATCGCAATGGGTTTCCGCCCATTTGTTGCCGCCTACGTTGCGGAATCCATCCTAGAGGCCACTCCGGCTGTTGTGCGCAATGTGCGCAAGCTGGTCCGCGTCCGCCTCAAGGATGACGAAGATACTGTCCGAGAATTGGTGCTGGTTGATGGTCAGTATCAGGTCATCATTCATCGCCGCACTGGTGGGGAATGGCTGGCCGACGCGCCGGTCATTCCGACGATGCAAGGTAAGCCCTTGGACTTCATTCCGATTGTGATGGTCTGCACCGAACCGGGGAAATTCCACCCAATCAAGGCCCCGCTGGATACGGCTGTTCTGGGCAACGTCGATGCTTTGCGGGTAGCGGCCCAATACACCCTTGCCCGCATGTGGACGTCCAATCCGCTGCTGGTGGCCAAGATGGTGGATCGAGAAAAGTCCCCGGTGTGCGTCACCCCCGGCAATGTGAACTATCTCGACAGCCCCGAAGGCGACCTGAAATTCGTCGAGTATAACGGCGCGAGCATGGAAGACCTGAAACAGGCTGTCGACGACGTGAAGGAGGACGCAAATCAGGCCAGCCTGACCACCGGCGAAAAGAAATCGGTGGAGTCGGCCGAATCCCATTCACTCCGCAAAGCGGCCGAAGATAGCCATCGCGCGTCGATCGCCCACGCGGTCAGCCGTGGTATCGAAGAGGCATTGAACATTGTGGCTCGCTGGGTCGGCGTGACGGAACCGGTGGCGTTTGCTCTATCGACGGATTTCGATCCGACCCCGCTTTCCTCACAGGACATCACGGTTCGTCAGGCGCTGGTCGCCAGCGGCAATATGTCGAAACAGACGTTTTTTGAAATGATGCAGCGCGGTGAGGTCTTCCCGGACTCACTCACCTATGACGAAGAGAAAGCCCGCATCGAGGACGATATAGCCGACATGCCGACCGCGCACGCTGGGCTATCGACCTTCCCGCAGGAACCGGTTGAGGGTCAGGAAGCCGAAGAGCCGACCGACCGTTGACGTTCATTCGTGCCGCTGTGATGAAGCGGCATGGAATTCACTGACCCTAACTTCATCGCAATAGCCACGGTCGTTGCTGCCTTTATAGCGGCGACGGTCGCGGCTGCGACATTGATTTCGGCTAAGGAAAGCAAGGTCAGCGAATTCCGGCAGGACTGGGTAGATGAGCAGCGCAAAGACCTTGCAACGGCCATCGCGGCGACCTTGGCCTACTTCAATGCCGATGCCGCCAAAGAGCGTTCCACGTTCATGAAGGAATTCTTCGAAGCGCGGATGCGCATAGAATTGCGCGAAAAGCCGACCGATCATGAATGGACGCGGGTGCGGGTCGCGGTGGCCTGTCTTGGAAACATGATGCTTCACGGCAAACTGGACATGCAAAAGGTCCGACAGGCAGAGCGCATTATCATCTGCAATTCCCGCCCGGTCCTTAAAAAGCATTGGGAAACCGCGAAGAATGGCGAGCGGTTCTATAAGGGCATCAAATGGGCGTTCCTTATAAGCGTTGGGGCGCTTGTCGCTCTTGGCGTCCTCCTAGCCATCTTTCAGCCTATATCGCGGCACAGCGACGATGCGCCCGGCGTATCAGTGAAGATCACCCGACCCGGCTGATACAGGTCGCGGTCTAAATAGGTCGTGACTGTCAACGACGACCTTCTATCCCGCGCGATACAGCATCAAATTTACGTCGAACGCTATGGCCGTGGGCTGGCGGACAAGATCGTTCGCCTCCTCAACTCGGCTGACAAGGATATCGTCGAAACGCTGGCCAAGCGCCTGATCGACATCGACAAGCGCGGCTATGATCTTGGCCCGGCTACGACCAAGCGGCTTGAAGACCTGCTGGCCGATATCCGTGCCATCAATGAGGGCGTCTATCAGAAGGTCGCCGATGGCCTGACCGTCGAACTGGAGGGGCTGGCCCAGCATAGTGCTGATACGGCTGCTGATGGCCTGAAGGCCGCTATCCCGATTTCCACGACGATCGCCACGCCTGCGGCTTCATATTTGAAGCATCTGGTCGAGGTCGCCCCACTGTCGGGCACCCAGTTGAAGCCTTGGGTGGATCGCCTGTCGGCTTCGCGCATCGGCCGTATCGAAGATACCATCAGGACCGGTCTGGTCACCGGCAAGACGACCGACCAGATGGTTCGGGACATTCGTGGGCCGGGTGGGGTGTTCGAAGGTTCCCGGAAATCGGCGCAGACCATGGTGCTGACGTCGGTGGCCGGAATTCAGAACGCAGCCCGTGACGCGGTCTATCAGCGCAATTCGCACCTCATCAAAGGTGTCCGCTACGTCAGCGTCCTCGACACCCGCACGACCTCCATATGCCAATCCCGTGATGGCCAGTTCTTCCCGCTGGACAAGCCCAGACCGGCCTTGCCTGCGCATCCACGTTGCCGATCGGCATATGCGCCGGTGACGCGATCCATCGACGAACTGGGCAACGTCACCGAGGCCGAAGGCAGCCGCTACCGTGCCAGCATGGACGGCCGGGTGCCCGGCAAGACGACATATGGCGATTGGTTGGAGAAACAGCCCGCAGAACGTCAGGATTCCATTTTGGGGGCGGAAAGGGCTAAGCTGTTCCGCGACGGGAAGGTCAAATTCGCCGACCTTTATCGCGACGATGGCACCTACAAGTCATTGGAGGAATTGCGCCGGGCCGAAGGCCAGGCCGCTTCGCGGCCTGCTACACCGTCGACTTCGAAGCCTGCCCCTGAACCGGTGCGCCCACGCTTCACAAGCCCGATCAACCGGGACGTCAACGACGCCACGGTTAAGGTCGAGAAGCGCAATGTCATTCAGAAGGAACTGACGGCGCGTTTGAAAGATAACGCGGCCGATAGCCGCTATGATGCCGTTCCTGAGTTCCGTGGCGTCAAAGCCGACCAGTTCGGCAAGGCCAGCTTCCCGACTGGCTTCAGCGATGCCAATGCATCCGTGATCAAGGCCCTTATGCCTGAACTGGATGCCATGGCCGATGCCTTCAATATCCCGCGTCTGCGTGGGGTCCGTCAGGTCACTGGTCCGGTGGCGAATATGGGGGACGGTATCCTTGGCCTGAACCCCCATTACTTCAATGGATTTGCGTCCAAGGTCGCAGGTGGCGGTGATACGGTCGCTGCTGCGAAAAAGCGGGACGAACTGGGCGCGCAGTTGACCGGTTTGAAAAAGGAACTGGAGGACGTTCGCGCGAAGATGAAGGTCGCGCGCGATGCGGGTGATCGTGACCTTGCGCTTGACCTCTATGCACGTGAGCACGAACTGATCCGCGAGTATAATGGCCTGATCAAGCCGTTCAACAAGGCGGCCAAGGAAGCGAAGAGCGCTGCCCGTGGGGCTGACGAAACCGTCACTGCATGGAAGCCCGGCGATGATCCAAAGGGGATGCCGCAGGTAACCACCGATTACTTCACCGGCATCGATCGCGCCCGCGACGTCCTGTTCCATGAATTTGGCCACCACGTCCATCAGATGTATGGCAAGACCCAGCGCCGCAGCCGCACCTATAAGCCGCCGGTTGAGGAAGAAATTGATCGGCTCTTCAGCCGCAAGTATCTTGGGCTGTCCGATGCAACCACGGCAGCGCGGGCGCGTCAGGTGTCTAAGTATGCCCAGACGAATTCGAAGGAATGGTTCGCCGAAAATTTTGCCCTCTACATGATGGGGCGACAGGACATCGTCGATCAGGACGTAAAGGATATTATTGAGAGATTGTTAGATGAGCAAAGCCGCTGACCAGATTGTCGATATCATAAGAGTGAAGGGGTATGACCTTCGCTCCGATGACATGCGTGAAATTGAATATCTCATCACTGATATCCCGTTGGACGACCTGCCTGACGAATATCCCATGATCATGGGGGCGTTGGCCGGGATCGTGAATGACCCGATCTATGAAGGCGACATCGGGCCGATCGACTGAGATTAGGTCTTTTCCTTTCGCTGCATAAATATCGCTGGGGACCGATGGTGGTCCTTAACTGCGATGGAGCAACCTTTTACACGATGGGGTGGGAAGGGATGAAAGGAATAGATGACCGAAGAAGAAATGAAGCAGCGCATTGCTGCACTTGAAGCTGACAACGAAAAGCTGAAGACCGATAAGCAGACCGCTCTGGGCGAAAAGAACCGGGCCGCCGCTGCTGCCAAACAGGCGCTTGAAGCCAAGGAAGAAGCCGAAGAGGCTGCCGCCGCAAAGGCTGGCGATATCGAGGCCGTAAAGGCTTCCCTCCAGAAAAAGCACGATGCCGCCATTAAGGCGATCGAAGCCGAACGCGATGCTGCGAACGCGCAGCTTCAGACGCTGCTGGTCGACAATGGCCTTCAGGCCGCACTTGTCGCGGGCAATGTCGACCCCGAACATTTCGACATCCTCATCCCGGCGCTGAAGGCGCAGGTAACCATGAAGGATGGCGCTGCCTATTATGGCGACGAACCCCTGACCGATGGCGTGACCGCGTTCCTGACCGGCAAAGGTGCGAAATATTGTCTGGCCCCGGCAAATTCCGGCGCAGGCGCGACCGGCTCCAGTGCCAAGGCGACCGGCTGGTCGAAGGCACCATCAACCGCCGAAGAATATGACCGCTACTTCAAGCTGACCGTGTCCGATCCCGCACAGGCATCGGCGCTGGCTGACTCTTGGGGTATGCCGGAACTGAAGCCGGTCTAAGAACGGCTGAAGAAAAGCGACAATAATAAATAACCGTGGAGCCGAAACGCTCCACGGCCCTCCAACTCCGGGCCGTAAAACCCCATTGTTGGAGCGTATATTTTAATGACTGTTCAAACTCGTATTGCTGATCTTGTTGCCAATCCCGGTGTTCTGTCGAACCTCGTTCAGGCCAAGTTTCGCATCAATAACTCTCTGATTTCCAGCGGCGTTGCCGTTACTGGTCCCGAAGTTGATCTTCTGATGACCGGTGGTTCGAATATCCAGAGCCTCAACTTCGTCAACAAGGTCGACACGACCGCGTTCAACCACTCCTCGGATGATTTCGACGAGAAGGGCGCGACCGGCAAGATCACCGCTGCGCCCTACAGCGCGCTGCGCATCGATGCCAACTGGGGCTGGGCTTACACCGACCTCGTCAAGATGATCACCAAGTATGACGTCAAGGGCGGTCTGGTTTCGGCCATCCCGATGTATTGGTCGGAAGTTGGCGAAAACATGGCTGTTGCTAGCATGAAGGGCGCACTGGCCAAGGCCACCACGCTGACCAGCGGTGTCGTGACCGATGCCTTCAACCCGGATGCTTTCATCGACGCTGCTGCCACCATGGACGACCCGCGCGCGCAGAAGACCCTGTTCGTTTCGCGTAAGACCTACGCCAAGCTTCAGAAGCTTCAGCGCAATGATTTCATCGCGCCGTCTGCTGCCAATTTCAACATTGGCCGCTTCGAAGGCTACAACCTGATCATCACCGAAGCGTTCGGCGACACCAAGACCGTGATCGCCACGGAAGGCGCGCTGGTGTTCGCGTCGGGTCTGATCCCCGGCACGACCGGTATGGAAATCATCCGCGACGGTAACGCCGGTAACGGCGGTGGTGGTGAAATCCTCCGCACCCGTCTGTCGCTGGTTCCGGGTATGCCGCAGGGCTTCAGCTACAGCGGTGCCATCAAGCCGACGCTGGCCCAGCTTGCTACCGCAGCGAACTGGACCAAGGTGGCCGACGATGCCTTCATCGGCATCCGCGCTGTCAACCACGCAGCCTAATCCAAGAGGGCCGGGGGAAACCCCGGCCCTTTCTACTTCATCATAAATATCGGCATGACCCCGACCCTCACCGATACCGATGCCTACCATGTCGCCCGCCTGACACCGGGATGGGCAGATGCCTCCGATCCAGTCCGAACCGCTGCGATCGTCCGTGCCGCCGATTATATCGAGCGCACCTATACCCTTCGCGATTGCGTCGAGGATAACGACCCCCTCTTGCTCAAATCCATCATGGCGCTGGCCGTCCATGCTCTCACCAGCACGCTGGCCGAAGCCGAAGCTGACCGCGACATCATCGCCAGCGAAAAGAGCGGCGACGGTATCGGTGCGATCAAGCTGACCATGGGTGACAAGAACCCGGATCGCTTCCCCCATATCACTGCCATGCTTCGCCCGATCGCCTACCTCACCCGCGCCGGTGGCGGCATCACGATCGGCAAAATGGTGCGCTGATCATGAGCGATTTCTATGCCGACATGGTCGGGCTGATGGAGGAACTGGCGGACGAATTCCTTCGCCCGGCGACCCTCATCCGCAAGACCGCTGCCCAGACCAGCTATGTCCCCGGCACCCGGAAGCTGGCCCCGGCATCGACCGTCAGGCTGGACTGCAAAGCCGTGGCAAAGCCGCGCGCAACCCGGTTGGCAGATGGTGTTTTGCATCACGATACCGTCCTGACCTTGACCGTTGAACCGCAGATCGGCGACGAAATCGAGCAGGGGACCAAGACCTACAAGGTGACGGCGCTGGAGACGGTCGCGCCGACTGGCGTGGCGCTGGTCTATCGTGCGGTGGTGACATCGTGATCCGCATCAACATCCCCCGCGATATCACCGCTGACCTGATGCAGGTTGCCAAGGACAGGGCTGACAAGCTGGCGTTCGACATTGTGGGCGACCTGCTGGCTGAAACCCCGGTCGACACTGGGCAGGCCAAGAATGGCTGGACCATGGATGACAGCGGCGACGTCATCACGATCGAGAACAGAATCCCTTATATCGAGCGTCTCAACCAAGGCCATTCGAAGCAAGCGCCTGCCGGGTTCGTCGAAGAAATCATCGACTACCGCACACGATAAATATCGGCATGACCGTAACCGCCGATATCATCGCGCTTTCTGACCGTTTTCTTGACCAGTGGGGCGACCTCACGCCCGTCAGCATGGAAGGCCTTCCGGCGCTTCCCGAACAGGATGACGCTTGGGTGCGGTTCACGATCCGGCCCGGTCGTCAGCGGTATTTTGGCGGCAACGGTAACCACTACGAACAGCTTGGCCGGGTCTATCTGCAAATCTTCGTGCCAACCGGGCAGGGCGACGGTTTGGCCTATGAGTTGGCCGAACGGTTCATCGAAATATTCCGCGACTATCGTGTCGAAAATCTGATTTGCGAAACGCCTGACTTGGACGTCGTTGGCGAAGATGGTTCATGGCTTCAAGTCAATGTGTCGGTGTTCTGGCGCTCAATTAGGCTGGGTTAGCGACCGGCCATTTTACGACCCCTCTCCTAAATATCGGTGGAGTCCACTGGCTCCTTTGATTTTATTTTAGGAGTCCATACCTCAAATGGCATATTTCACCCCCTCCAACTTTGAATGGGGCATTGTCGCGGAAACCGTGCCGGGCACGACCCCGGCCACCCCGACTTTCATGCGTTTCGTCCACAAAGAGGGCGACAATATCAACCCGACCCATGATTGGTATGAGGTCGATGTCGTTCGTCAGAACCGCGCCAGCAACGGCGGACGTCGCACCAACATTGCGGCCGAAGGTTCGCTGTCGACCGTGTTCCAGCGTGGCCCGGCCAACGAAGCCCTGTTGCTCGCTGCGATCGGCGCGACGGCCTTCACCAGCAATGTCGCCAAAGGCGGAAACGCTGAAACCAGCTTCACCATCGAAAAGGCCCTGTCGGCTACGTCCTATCAGCGCATGACCGGCGCGATGGTCACTGGCTGGAACCTCGAAGCCAGCTATGATGGTGGTGTGGAAGTGTCGGTCGATATCATGGGCCGTGGCATCACCAATGCGGCTACCAAGATCACTGGCGCTACCACGGGTGCGGCTCCTTCGACCCAGTTCCTGACTGGCCGTGAAATCACGGGCGTCAGCCTTGGTGGCCTGTCTGGTATGACCTACACCAGCCTGAGCCTGTCGATCACGCAGGACCGCGAAACGATCAACGGATTTGGCACCAATGCGGCTCTTGGTGTTGCTGCATCGAGCAACCGTAAAATCAGCGGTTCGGTCACCTTCCACCGCGAAGATTTCACGCCGGAAACCCTTCTGGGCGATGCGGCTGTCCCGTTCAGCTTCACCATGGGTGCAGCGGCCAACGGCCTGACCATCCTTCTGCCTGCGGTGTTCTGCAAGATGCCGACCGACGACACCGATGGTGCCAAGCTGTATTGCACGGTCGAATTCGAAGCGGACTGGGACGCTACCGAAGCCACCGACATCAAGATCACCCGTCTGGCGTAATCCTCGCAATATTTCATCAGACGAACGGGGAAGGGGTGCTTCGGCATCCCTTCCTTTTTCTTTGCATAAATAATCGCGAATTTAGAATTGCGAGGAATATTAATGATTGATTTTGACAGCATCCCCGAACGTTTTGACTCTGTTCTGGCCAGCGATGGTATCGAATTCACCGCCAACGATGAATACGACAATTGGCTGGGCGATTATGTCGGGTGCCTGATCGACATGACGCTGAAGCATGTGAAGGTGACCCGTGACGCCCTCATCAAGAAGTATGAACGCGATATCCGCGCGAACAAGCTGGTCGGTGACAAGGATCGCTATGCGACCGCCGAACTGTTGGTGAAGACTGCCAAGCTTCGTTGGACCAGTGTTCCTTTCAAGGACAAGGAAACCGGCAAACCGGTGGAATATTCGGAAGAGAATGCGATCAAGCTTTTCTCCACCGATCATCCGACTATCGATTACCTCATTGGTGAACTGAACCGCTTTTACGGCGATGTGTCCAACTTCAAGGGCAATGACCCGAAGGAAACCGCAAAAAACTAATCGAGCGTCTTCACTGGACAGATGATCTTGAGCGTCAGGGCGTGAACATATCCGTCCTGATGGCTCAAGCGGA